TTATGGCCTTTCGGCAAGCAGCTTGATGGATGAGGCATATTCGGAAGGGGTCATGCCTGCAAGCTTTTTAAACTGCCTGGAAAAATAATGGATGGAAGTATAGCCGAGAAAGTCTGATATCTGGGTGAAATTGTGATGGTTCTCCCGTATGAGCTGTTTGGCCAGCTCGATTTTAAGCCGTGAGAAATATTCAATGACACCGCACTGGTTCTGCTCCCGGAAAAGTTTTTGAAGCTGGGAACGCCCGATGAGGTTTGCCCTGCAGATCTCGTCAATGGTCAGATGTTCGCGGATATGTTCTTCCAGGTAAGTGGTGATCCGCTTATAAATGATGGCATCGTTTTTCTGCTTGATGGATTTGACAACAGCAGGCGCTGTGCTGCGGCCTTTCATCTGCTCTCTCACAAGGTGTATGAGGAGCTGCTCCAGATAAAGCTTGATGAGCTGTTCTGAACCGAATGCAGCTTCCGGGAGCCGCTCCATATGTGTGGTATACGGGTCATCAAGCGGTGTGGCGATGCATCGTCTTGCCTCATAGATGATCTGGGCCATGAGATAGCGGGCTGTCTCACTGATATCTGTGATCAGCTCCTCAAAATACTGCATAGCCGGAGAGTTACATTCAAATGAAATGACCACCAGATTTGGCGCGATCCGGCCATTGGCCTTCAGACTGTGGAATTCATTTGGTTTGTGGAAAGCGATCTGTCCCCTTTTCAGTGTGTGGGGCCGGTCACCTGCCATGATATCTACCTCTCCCTTGTCAACGCAGAGAAATTCCCAGAAATTATGGGATTCACCGGGAAAGCTAAAGTCACTCATATATTCAAAATAGTGTATGGTGACAACTTTGGAGATACTGATATCTTCTCTTAATTCAAGACTTTCAAACGGCATAAGACACCTCCATAGCATGAATACATTATAAAACAACTTTTTCAGAAAAACCATACAGTTTCGTCAGTTGGACTATTACGGAAAAAAAACAGCAAGAAATGCAGGGGGTGCTGTCTGTAATCAGAAATATCACCAGGTCAAAACAAAAACCGCATTTGTACAATCAGATTGCATTTCCAGTAAAAATATTATGTCTGCCTGTAGGATATAACTTGTCAAATTTAGATGCGCTTACTCTATTTATAGTGTTATATGCATAAAAAAATCGTCAAAAATTGTAGATTTCTGCAGAAAAATATAATTTAAGAATTTATTAAAAATTCGAGATATTTGCAAAAGCAGTAAATATAAAGAAAAACGGGTTTATACCTTGTAAAATAAGGGTTTGTATGACATTTGAAAGCCTATGTTAGATAGTATGAAATACTAATAATCAGGGGCGGTTAGTCACAAGTTAGTCACATTCTTTATATTTGGGTATTTCTATCTTCTCTATCTCTTTTCGTAATTCATTTACACTCCTATGGCCATAAATAGAATTTGTTATATCGCTACCAAAAGAGTGACCGAGCATACGCTTTCTATCATTTTCGTTGACACGGTATCTTTCGCACAATGCTGAAAATGTGTGCCTACAGTCATGCGCTGTATGCGTGGAATCGATATCTAATGCCTTTAAAGTTTTTGCCATGTGGCGCCTAAAGTTATGGTAAGGAGTTGTGGTGAGCTTTCCATATCTCTTTAAACGTGCTTGCACCAACGGGAATATGGCGGGATGTATAGGGACGATTCTATCTTTTCCCGCAGCCGTTTTGATTCCACCTCTAAAATATCCTTCTTCTAAATTTACATGCATTGATTCATATGCTCTGACCCTATATCCCGAATAGCACATAATGAGAATAAATTCAACAACTGAGTCGTGTTTATTCTCCCACATTTTTTTTAGGTCTGCATCGGAAAAAGGGATACCACTTTCGTCATCATCAGGTATATTTATCTTAATGTGGGCAGAGTAATCTTTGTCTACAATCTCATATATATCAGCATAGGAATACATTTGATGCAGAAGTGATACTATAAGCTCAAGGCTTGCATGTTTTAACTTACAGTTATCAATTACTTCCTGCAAATCCGAATGTCGTAAATCTGCAAATATTTTATCATGTATTATCTTGCAATTGTTAAAGGCGGCTCGCGTGGAATTCATAGTTGCTTTGGAATAGGACTTTGAGTGGTTAGTCTCAAATTTCCAGGCATAAAATTCCTTATACACTTCTGCAAATGTTTTGCCTGTTTCTTCCGGAGTGATTCCTTTAAACTGATTGTAGTCTGATAATATTTTATTTGCCAATTCTTCAAAGCAAGAGGTGTCTTCTGCGTCCGTATTTAGGTCTATAAGCGTGTTTTCGTATCCTGGGTAATAATTCCCTGCTTTGTATGCCGTAAGCACTGTAAAACCCTTAATCCAGGTATCCACATAGCATATGGCTGCTGGTCGGATAGGTACGCCGTTTTCTGTAAACTCTTCCGTTGGTGGATGCACTGCATACGGATTGCGCCGGCCTTTTCCAAGGTAGCGAATGGATCCATAACCATTAGGTAACTTTGGCATTCTTTTTCTTTTTGGCATATTATCATCCTCCTTAAAATTGAGTATAAAAAAGACAGATGGTCTCTTGCCACCTGTCACCGAAGATGATACAATATAGTTGCCAGATTTTGTATCGTCTCTTCGGAGATGTGTGCTGTCCTAGTGCTGACTACACCGGGACAGCATTTGTTTTTTATAATTGATTTAAGCATACTTTGTATTATAGATTAAGGCGTTGAGTTTATCTCTGTCCCATAAAAGCACATTAAGTTTAGATGCTAATTCGGTTGCTGATTTGGTAAAATACCTATTTGTTAATACTATAGGAATATGGCAGTCATAGTACAATGAACCAGCAAATGCCTCTTGGACCGCCTTATTACTAACATTTGATGAGTAACATTTACACTGTACGCCATATCGCATATTTGCATCTGCTGCTATAATATCAATTCCCTGGTCGCCACTGGCTTTGGTCATTTTAATAATTTCAAATCCATTTTTTGAAAGTAAATGCGCACAAAAATTTTCAAACTCAATACCGTTCATAATATCAAATGGAGCCGAATCTACGATATGGCGCCCTTTAAATTTGTAGATAAACTCGTCAGTAGTTTTTAAGATAATGTATTGTGTATCATCAAAGTGTATGATATCAGCATGCTCTAAGTCCAAGAAACATTTGTGGACAATTTCTATAGGGATTTGTAGTTTGTTGGCTATATCTGTTTCATCCAATATTTTATATTTTGTTACAAATACTCCTATATTTAGAAATATTTTATGATATTCACTGTCTGTTAAGGACGGATTAACTGATATGTCTGCACTTGATAAATTCTTTATATTTAGTTTTCCAGAATTTTCGAGATCTTTAAATTCGTTTTTAGACATACAGACAGCACGAGATGCTGTTCCAGTTTCCGGCCCCACGACTCCAGCTTCGTATAATTGATCAATTATATTGGCGGCTCTGCGGTAACCAATATGAAATGCACATTGCAGCATTGTAATAGAAGCCCTGTTTCTTTCTATGATTAAATATCCTGCAGAAACAAAATAAGGATCCACTTCAGTTTGAAATTGTGTTTTACCGTTATTATTATTTGAAACAGGAGTAGTAGGATGATTATGCGATTCTACTAGCACTGACGATTGTTTGCAACCATTTTCAACATTAGTCTGAGAATCATCTTCTTCGTTTATATGTAATGCTGCTAATAATTTGTCAAATATCAATATATCACTGCCTTTCTACGATATGATACATAAGTTTATTTATTTCACATCTTCCAGGTTTGCCGAGAAGTGATATTCAAATAGTGATGCATCGTATTCAACGCCGATTAAACCGTTTACAAAATCAGCAGCGGCCTGCCCAACAGCTTCCGCACCACTATCTTGCTCTTCCATATGCGTATACTCAGTGAAAATGCTATTCCATTCCTCTTCTGTACCTGCGTAGTAAACTTGTATTTTTCTGCCTTCATCCGGGTGTAAATATGCGAGCGTGTAGTCGTATATTTGAGAAAGCGATTTGGGAAAAAATAGCGTCTCTACATCACTACCATTAAAAATAGACGTGTGTATTTGAGTAATACCTTCATCAATAATTAAAGTCTTTACAGATGAGCTATAAACCTGAAAATCTGAAAGATCTGTATTGTATGTCTTTCCTCCTACTTCCATCGTTGGAGAAATTTCTGATATCTCAGAGTCGCCATTGTAGCGCTCCAATGATATTGTGTCACCATCTATTGAATATTCAAAATCATCCATTTTTACTTTTTCTGAAGCGGGTTCCTCTGTGCTTGCTACAACGGCATCACTTTTGCTGTCAGAAGAACTGCTACTACATAATAAACGAAAAGTAAAAGTGAGTCCTACGGCTAAAATTATAGCAAATATAGCAATAAGGCCAATTGATTTGTTTTTACTCTGTGTTATATCATCTGGCGTTATGTAATCGTACTCAAACCCGCAACTTTGGCAGTTAGCAATTCTTTTTCGTTGACCTCCAGTCTGTATAGTGGACAACTTGACATTAGGATTACTACAGTTTGGGCATTGCATTGTAGACGGCTTCATTTTTTTTGCATTCATGTAAGAGCCTACACTTGCGAGCAATGCTATCCCCGATATGACGTCAACAGCTATAATGATTCCCACAGCATACATATATGCAATCATCATGAGAGCAAAAATTACGATACAAAATAAAATAAAAACTAAACATCCCATTATCGTTCCCCCTTTTAATTGTATTAAAATTTGAAATTTACACATATTAACACAAAAAGGATTGGTGTTAATATGAAAATATTATTGAATGAAATTATGTACTCTAAAAATCTTACAGTCAGACAGGTTTCTATCTTGACAGGCGTTTCGCATTCCACGGTTTCAGATATTTGCAATGGAGCTATGCCTCATATGGATACCCTGGAGAAGTTGGCAAAGGGGTTAAATGTCCGCATTACAGACCTTTTTGAGTCTCCTTACAAATAAGTGTCCGGTTAACCGGACAAATGTCGAAAAAGCGAAATTTTTGTAGCCTCCATTTCGGATATTTGTTATAATAACAGCAGAAGCAAACATATGTTCTTGAAATCCTGCTATCGTTGTTGTATACTCTAATCAGAATATATGTTCCCACTGCATACCTAGGGAGGCGATACATATGAGTAATGAAGAATTAAGAAAAGAACTTATCAACTTAATTAACAAAATATCAGATAACAGGGCTCTGGTATTGATACTTAGATTTGTTAAGGGACAGCTTTGAAGATTTGACTAGGCGCAGGCCTAGTCTTTCTTTTTCGCTAACATTTTCGCTATCTTCTCAAGTGTCTCCCAGTCCTTTTCATCTAATTTACTCAGCATATGTACGAACTCTGGAATGAACTGTTTATCATAATCAGAGCGAGTGATTTTTGATGACCAAGCAACTATTTCCTCATCTCGATCAAGTTCTTCAAACATTTCGCCTGTACCATTTCTAAGCCATTCCTCGTTTACACCAAATTCGTAGCTTATCAGTTTGATTGTTCTATCAGATAAACCCTTTCTTCCGTTTTCTATATCGGATATATGACCTTGGGTAGTCGAAATCCTTTTGGCAAAATCACCTTGCTTTATATGTAATTCTTTTCTTAATAATTTGAGACGTTCACATTCATTCACAACTTTCACCTCCATACAAGTATGATATCACATAAAATATCACTTTGCAACAAAAATATAATAAAAATACATTGACAAATTAATCTTAGTGATATACAATAATCACAGAGCAACAAATGAAGCGAGGTGAAAAAATGGCTCTTACTGAAAAAGAAAAGAGAATACTGGAAACATTCGAGAGGGTACTTCCAGAACTGACTGACAGGGAAAAAGACAGGATCCTTTACATAGGCGAAGGAATGTCACTGAAAACAGAATTGCTGAAAGAGGAAGAAAAGAAAGCAGGATAAGGAGGTGTGATATGGAGAAGTATTTAAAAGCACTCAACGGAATCAGTTATTCTGACTGGATAAAACTGAAATCGGGAGTGGATAGAAAATTCGAGATGCAGAAAGGCGAATTTGAAAAAAAGCTCAAACTCGCCAATCCAGATGAAACATTAAAACTTATTCAGTCACAATTTGGATGAACATGGGGTTAAGTCTCCAATCTTTGCCTTTATAAAAAACATGGATATAGTCTAAGCAATACATGCTGTTTGCTATATCTTTTGCACGTTCCACAGGGGCATAGACAGGAGCGCCTTCTTCCCACCAGTAATAAGGGTTCTGAAGGTGGTCTCCAATAGAACATTCGGGGTCATCGTTTAAACAGGCCCAATTACCGGCAAGACAAGCATAAATTTTTATAGAACGGATTATTTAGGAAATCAACATAAGAAAGCAGGATAAGGAGGTGATGTGAAGGTGTGGATATCAAAGAAAAGGTATAAAGCCTTAATTTGTGAAATGGAAATGACTAGGCAGGGATACCGTGAATGGAGTAAAGAAGTCGATAACAAGATTTACGAAATGGCTAAAAAAATCCTCAGACAGCCAGATGAGCTGTCCAAGGAGATTCAGGATCGTGATGATACGGATATGATGATAAAAAAGTTTATGAAAGAAGCATGGAAATGGGATTATTCGAGGTGAAAGAGAGGGCGGTGTAAGGAGGTGATAAATATGCCAAAAGAAATACTAAAGCCCCCAGAGGTAGCCCGTATCCTTGGCGTTTCCCCTCAATACGTTAGGGAACATATCCGTCGGGGAATATGGAAGTTCGGAGAATGCGTGCCGAAGAAAGTTAGGGGTAAAACAACAGATGAGTTTAATATCTACCGTGCAAAATTTGAAAATCACATCGGTAGAAAGCTTAATGAGGAGGAGATAATTTGAAGAATGCAACCATAGCAGCCCTAACCGTATTAGTCATATACGGCGTAGAGCCATACGCAGTGCTGCTGTATGCGGTGACGGTCCTCTGCTTATATGTCCTAGAGGATTGGATTAAGGAACATAAAAAAGCCCCTGGCGCCAGCAAGCAATCAGGGACTAAAGAAAACTAATCATCCTCATTATAGAGGATGCTAGGAGGAAATGTCAATGGATGGGAAAGATATTTTACAAAAATACAGACCGGTTATCCATGAGATGATGCGGGATGTTGCGGAAAACCCCATACCGTATATAACAGTAACAGTGTGCCCGGATTACTGCATAGCCCTTTCAGGCGGTGCAGAATTGTCTATTGTGAATGGCAACGAGAGGATAGAGGAGGTCAAAAGGTAATGTATTACGAAGGTATCGGCCCTGAGCAGGGCACAGTTGTAAATGATGAAGACGCTTATGCATATGCGCTTGAACGGTGTTTGTCCGGTACGGAAGAGGATAAACAGGAGTTCAGAGAGATGCTGGTGGAATGGTTTTATTCCGGTAACTGGATAAACAATGGAAAATGTTAGGAGGATATTATGGAAGAGATGGTTTTACAGGAACAGAAACATGAGGTGGCAAATCCTTTTGCAGATACAGTCAGTTTTAGAAAACTTTTTGATATTGGTAAGATGTTCGCATCATCTGCCCTTGTACCCCAGACTTATCAGAATAGGCCGATGGACTGCACCATAGCCGTAGATATGGCAAACCGAATGGGCGTTAGTCCCATGATGGTGATGCAGAATTTGTATGTTGTCAAAGGCAAACCGCAGTGGAGTGGACAGGCGTGCATGAGCATGATCAGAGGCAGCGGAGAATTTAAAAATGTACGCCCAGTATATACGGGGACAAAGGGAGAAGACTCCTGGGGGTGTTATATCCAGGCAGAGTACCGAGACACAGGTGAGATTGTAAAGGGGACTGAGGTCACAATCGGTATGGCAAAAGCAGAAGACTGGTATAACAAAAACGGAAGCAAGTGGAAGACCATACCAGAGCAAATGCTTGCATACAGAGCAGCCGCATTTTTCGCACGTGTTTACATCCCTAACGCTTTAATGGGGGTATATGTAGAGGGAGAAGCGGAAGATATGTCCAAGGAAGAGCGTGATAGGACAGATAACCCTTTTGACATACCAACGGATGTTATGGAAGAAGCGGAGGAAGTGTTCAAATGAAGCTGACCGCAGAAAATTATTACAGTGTTGAAGCCAACCGTGAATACATATCTGTAAGCCAGTACAAGGACTTTTGCGGGACGCTCGGTAAGCCAGCGTGCGAGGAAATGGCCCTGGCAAAGATGAAGGGCGAATGGGAAGAAGAGAAGACGATACCTCTCCTGGTTGGTTCCTATGTAGATTCATATTTTGAGGGCACTCTGGAACAGTTCAAAACAGAAACCCCAGAACTATTTACAAAGAAGAGGACACTCAGGAGCGAATACAGGAAAGCGGACGATATTATAGACCGAATCGAAAGGGACCGCTTATTTATGCGATATATGAGTGGAGAGAAGCAAAGGATATTCACAGCGGATCTGTTCGGAGCAAAGTGGAAGGCCAAACTTGACAGCTATATCCCCGGGAAATGCATTGTTGATCTGAAAGTAATGCAGTCATTAAGAAAGGCCCATTACACTCATGACTTTGGAATGATGGATTTTGTTAGATACTGGGGGTATGACATCCAGGCTGCGGTGTATCAGGAAATCGTATATGTCAATACCGGTGAGCGGCTGCCGTTTTACATAGCAGCTGCATCGAAGGAAAAAGAGACCGATATAGAGATCATCCAGGTGCCGCAGGAGTGGATAAACGAAAGGATAGTAGAGGTTAAGAGCAATACGGATAAAATATTGATGCTTAAAATCGGAGAGATTGACCCAATACGGTGTGATGTTTGTGATTACTGTAAGCATACAAAAGTGCTTACGGCTCCAATATGGCCCGATGAATTGTTAGGAGAGGTGTAAATGGATTCTATACTGACAAAATATACAGATTTCTGCGCCTTCTGTGGCAGACCCACAACAGAGACGCATCACTTATTGATAGGACCAGCCAGGAAGAGAGCTGATCAAGATGGACTTACTCTTCCGGTCTGCAGTAATTGTCATACAATGGCAGAGCCGCTTATGAGCCTGCATAAAAATCCAATGGCGATGAAGCTGTGTAAGATGTTGGGACAGATTGCCTATGAGAAAAGAGCAGTTGCAGAGGGATACACAGAAGACGAAGCACGGGAGAAATTCCGACAAAGATACAGAGAATGTTACTTGTAATGGATACGCGTTAAGCGGTTCATACTATATATCACGCCACTTTCCCCGGTTTCGGCCGGGGAGAAGGGAGGGCAAATGACGAGAGAAGAAATACAGAAAACGGCAGAATCCTATTTTGTAAGGATAGGAGACGGTCATAAAAACGGAATACATAGACCTGATATCAAACAGCCTGAAATGGACCGAGTAGACAGAGCGCTGCGCAGGATGATAAACCATGAGAACAAAAACGGAGATTGCATCATCTGCGGTGATACAGGTTATTACCGGCCAATACCATCAGATCCGGTGGATGCGCTGGAATATAAGGCATACCGGAAAATGGATGATTCCAGAGCACACGACTTGATTGTAAAAGGCCACCTTATGGATATGGCCTATGAGAACAGGAGGAAGGAGGGCGAATATGCAGTACAGATTCGTGATCAAAGGGAAGTTGCCGGGACTGAACGAATACCTGAAAGCAGAACGGAGCTTTTGCCGGGGGCATAGCTGTGGTAACGACATGAAGCAGGGATACCAAATGGTCATCTCAAACGCTATTAGAGCGAGTTTAAAGCGTCAGGCAATAAAACCTCCAGTCATGATACATTATTCCTTCTACGAACCAGATAAGCGGCGTGACCTGGATAATATCGCTGCTGTTGCTCACAAGTTCATCCAGGACGCGCTTGTAAAATGCCGGGTGATAGAAAATGACGGGTGGCAGCACATAGTTGGGTTTTCGGATGAGTTCCACGTGGACAAACATAACCCTAGAATCGAAGTGACATTGATTGAGGCAGGTGATAAGGATGGAAGGGTGGATAAAGCTACATAG